AATAATTGGCAGAAATTTGATACACAATTAATAAGAAGAAAAGATATAGATTGGGAAAATATACAAAAAACAGATAATTATGGATTACGATTAGTTCAATTAAAACAACCAAAAAGTGGTTCACAAGAACTAAAAAAACTTTTTGATGAATAAATGGCAAAAAGATCTACAAAAAAAGAAGTAGAGTGGAGAGTCAGAAAAGTTGCTGCTCTGAAAGCTCGTAATACTATGCGATCAGAAATTGTCGCATATGGTGTTAGAGAATGGGGGGTGAAACCGAGAGCAGTTGATAAGTACATAAGTGCTGCAAACGAAGTGATGGCAACAGATTGGGATGTTGACAGGAGACAATTTACAGCTGATGTTCTTTCTCAACTTAGTACATTGGCTCAAGATGCCAGAAGAAACAATCAACCACATATTGCTCTTGGTTGTATAAATACAATGGCAAAAGTTGCTCAGTTGTTATGAGTATTATTGATCGAGAAGGCAGAATATTAGAATCTTCTACTGGTGCTGATTTATGTTGCGACGATATTATTGAAAGAATAAAAGCTGATCTCCACCCCGGCCAACTTGCTTTTGTTGATGATCAAGATACTCAGATTATTGGACTTTCTGCAGGATATGGTGCAGGCAAGACTAGAAGTCTTTGTGCAAAAGCAGTTCAGTTAGCAATAAATAATCAAGGCTTTACAGGTGCAGTTATGGAACCTACTGCACCATTAATAAGAGATATTTGGCAAAACGATTTTGAAACATTTTTAGAAGACTATGGAATCCCATATACACAAAGACAATCTCCATTACCCGAATATTTATTGCATTTACCAGATGGAGATGCTCGCATATTGTGTAGAAGTTTTGAAAACTGGTCTAGAATTATTGGACTTAACCTTGCTTGGGTGCTTGCAGATGAAATAGATACTGTTGCTCCTTCTATAGCAGACAGGGCATTTCCAAGAATACTTGCAAGATTACGTTCTGGAAATCAGAGACAGTTTGGTGTTGCATCTACACCTGAAGGTTTCAGGTGGATGTGGAATACTTTTGGAAGTAATGAAGCACAAAAGAAAACAGATCGAAAGTTAATAAAAATGCGGACATATGATAATCCACATTTACCACAAGACTTTATTACAAGATTAGAAGAAAATTATGAAAAAGGATTACTACAGGCATATTTGAACGGAGAGTTTTGTAATATAACAACAGGACAAGTTTATGACCGCTTCAACCGAACTGTCCATGTCACTGATACGTTGCCTGATATATCTAACGAACCACTTAGAATCGGACTTGATTTTAATATTGGAAATATGAACGCAGTTATTGGTATTGCTATTGGTGACAAATTACTCGTGGTTGACGAAATAAAAGAATCACATGACACCGACTCAATTGCTCAAGAAATTAAAAGACGCTATCCAGAACAAAAAATCTATGTCTATCCTGATGCGTCAGGAGGAAACAGAAGCACAAACGCTTCGAAAACCGACATCCAAATTTTAGAAAGTTATGGATTTATGAACCAATCTCCAAAAGCAAACCCTCCTGTAAGAGATAGAGTTAATTCAGTTCAAAGACTTCTTGAGAATGGAAAGGGTCAAGTTAGACTACAAATTCATTCAAGTGCAACTAAATTAATTGAGTGTCTTGAACTTCAAAGTTATACTGAAAAAGGAGAACCTGATAAAGATGCCGGTTACGATCACATGAATGATGCGTTAGGTTACATAACTTGGCGGTTGTTTAATCCATTACATATGGGTGCAGGTCGAAAAACAGGAATTAGGCTTTATTAAGATTTTTTATTACACTAAGAAAAACATTGGAGCAAAATGTACTCAGGTTATAACTATTACAACAGAGAGACAAACTCAGAAGCAAGAGAGATAAATGACCCTAACTCTATTTGGTTTCAACAGGAACCACATTGGCAACTTATTGAAGATTTGTTGGGTGGTACATATCAGATGAGAAAAAGACATAGACGTTATTTACCTCAAGAACCAAGGGAATTAGATGAATCATATGACAACAGACTTGCAAGGTCTGTTTGTCCTCCTTTTTATTTAAGATTAGAAAGAATGTTAGCAGGTATGTTAACTAGAAAGCCTGTCAGATTAAATGAAACAGCAGATGCTATTCGTGAACATTTATTTGATATTGACCTGCAGGGTAATGATCTTAATGTTTGGACTTATGAGACTACAAGGAAGATGGTTCGATATGGTCATGTTGGGGTTTTAGTAGATGCTCCGACAAGTGGTCAAAATGGTAGACCATATTGGGTTACTTATACACCCAGAGATATTTTAGGCTTTAGAACTGAAATGATAGATGGTGAAGTAAAACTTACACAGTTACGTTTACAGGAAAAAGTATCAGTTCCTGATGGTCTTTATGGTGAAAAGATAATTGACCAAATAAGGTTATTGACTAGAGGTGGTTTTGAAATACATCAAAAAGATAAAAAAAATAAATTTGTAAAAGTAGATGAAGGTGCTACAACTTTAACTGAAATACCTTTTTCTGTTGCATACGCAAACAGATTAAATTTATTAGAATCTAGACCACCAATGTCTGATATTGCAGAGTTAAATTTAAAAGCATATCAAATACAATCTGATTTAGATAATCAGTTACATATATCTGCTGTTCCAATGTTGGCATTTTATGGCTTTCCACAAAACTCAGAAGAAGTAACCGCAGGACCCGGAGAAGCAATAGCCTTCCCTGCTGAAGGAAGAGCAGAATATATCGAACCTGCAGGAAGAAGTTATGATGCACAATTTAAGAGATTAGAGGTTCTTTCAGGACAAATTAATGAATTAGGACTTGCTGCTGTATTAGGTCAAAAATTATCTGCAGAAACAGCAGAAGCAAAACGAATAGATAGATCACAAGGCGATTCGACAATGATGGTTGTTGCACAACAAATGCAAGACATGATTGATAATTGTTTACAATTTCATGGTGAATATATAAATGCAGAAGCAGGTAGTTGTTTTGTTAACAGAGATTTCTTATCACAAAGATTAGAACCACAAGAGATACAGGCATTACTGCAGCTTTATACATCTGGTTCTATTACACAAGAAACATTACTAAAACAATTACATGAAGGAGAAGTATTGGGAGATGAATTTGATGTAGAAGAGGAAATTGAGTCAACACAAAATGGTGGACTCATTGAAATGGCACAACCAAAAGAAGTTGACAATAAAGCAGAAGATCAAGATGCAGCGTAATCAATGTCAGTCCCAGAAAGTTTTTACAGACAATCTATTGATCTAAATAGATATAGCAATCGTGTCGCTAGGGAAATAGTTACTAACTACAATAATGTAATTTTAGATTTAACAAATAAATTAGCAACGATTGATGAAGTAACTGCACCTGCAACTGTTGCTCGTATAAGATCAATGTTGGTTCAATTTAAGGAAAGTTTAGAAGGTTGGTCTGTAGAGGGAACTGCATATATGGCAGATCAATTACAAAGTCTTGCTGTATTTCAAACAGATTTTGTTGCAAGTGAGTTACAAAAAGTTCTTCCTGTTGGTGCAGCTAATGTAAATACTGTTGAAGTTTCTGGTGATTTTGCCAGAAGTCTTGTTTATACAGACCCGACTAGAATTAATGTTTTTACATTACCAAGTTTAGAATCACAAGTTCGTAGAACATTTAGCTTAACAGCAGCAAAAGGTGCAGCAATAACATTACCAAGTGGAGAGGTAGTCGAAAAAGCATTTCGTGGTATTGCAACTGCACAAGCTGAATTTATATCAAGAGAAATAAGAGTGGGTATTACAGAGGGAGAATCAATTGCAAATATAGCGAAAAGACTTAGAGGTAAATTGCAATTTGGAGCAAATCAGGAAATGACTGCAAGAGCACAAGCACTTGCAGGTGGTACAGGAATAAAGTTAGCAAATAACCAAGTAAGAACTATTGTAAGAACCTCAGTTAATCAAGTTCAAACCATGGCAAATCAAGCTGTATATTCTGCAAATAATGATGTAACAAAAAAATATGAATATGTTGCTACACTCGATTCAAGAACAACTGCATTATGCGGTAGTTTAGATGGCAAAAAATTTAAATATGGAGAAGGTCCAGAGCCACCACAACATTTTAATTGCAGATCAACTACTGTTCCTGTTATTGATGATGAAGATTTAAGACGTAGATTTCCAGATACAAGGCCAAGTGAAGTTGGGAGAGTACCACAAGATTTAAGTTATCCTGATTGGTTAAAGCGAAACCCCAATATGCAGTCTGAAGCATTAGGGAATAAGAAAGCATTTTTTAATTATTTAGTAAATAAAAAAAATAAAAGCCCAAGAGAAGCTCTTCGTAAAATTTTAAGAGATGATGGTACGGAATTATCCTTAACAGATTTGATAAAAAAATATCCAAAAGCAATTTAAAAGTTATACTATTATTAGTTGCTTTATTACAATGCCTTCACACTACGGTTCAATGAAACCAAAAGGAAAAAAGAAAAAAGTAAAAAAAGGTGGTAAAAAATAATGGGTAAGTCATTGGGTCAAAGATTGGCCGAAGCTAAACAAGGTACAAAACCTGTAAAACAAAAGAAAAATGCCAAAGCTGAGAAGAACACGAAAGGATAAGAAAACTGGACTTCCAGAAAATTATCTTAAAGGTTCAAAAAATAGAGCAAAAAAAGCTGCTGAAATAAAACGTACAGCAGAGGCATACAGAAAAGGCGAGTATATTGACATTAAAGCTGTTCAAAAATCAAGGGTAAACCAAGATGTCACAAAAAAGTCGAAGAAGTCCACTAAACGAAAAAACAAAAAAAGCACTAAGAAAAAAGGCTGAAGGGACTAGATTTACCTATGGTGAACTAGCTCAAGTCTATAGAAAAGGTCAAGGTGCATATTTATCGAGTGGAAGTCGAAATGTAACAATGGCAGCTTGGTCAATGGCTCGTGTCAATAGTTACATGAGAGGTGGTCCTGCACGCAGAGTTGATAAAGATATTTATAATAAAACTAGAAAAAGACAGAAATGACAGTTAAACGTGGGAAAGAATCCTTTTCTGGTTTTAATAAACCAAAAAGGACTCCAAATCACCCAACAAAATCTCATGCAGTATTAGCAAAAGAAGGAGATAAAGTAAAATTAATAAGGTTTGGGCAACAAGGTGTTTCTGGTGCAGGTAAAAATCCACAGACAGAAAAAGGTAAAGCTAGACGTAAATCTTTTCTTGCTCGTCATGCAAAAAATATTGCAAGAGGAAAAATGTCTGCAGCTTTTTGGGCAGCAAAGGTCAAATGGTGATATAAATAATATAATACATTTAGTTTACGACTAATTTATGTCTGAAGAGAACAAAGAAGTGGTTACGCCACCAGAAAACAATGCAGAACTTGAACAACTCAGGGAATCTGTAAAAAAACTTGAAGCAAAAAA